TTGCCATTGATAATAGCACCAGTCTTAGCAGTAATATACATGCAATCATAACCTCTACCATCCAATTCGTCAAGGAACTTATCATAAGATACTAATCCCTTAATCTGCTTAGTAGATTTAGCACATACTAGAATCTTCTTAGTATTGTGGTCATCAATGTTATCAATAATCTGATTACATTCTACATCGAATGTTATCTCATCTTTCTGTAATATATCAGTCTTATATACTTTCACCTTTGGTGGTAGAATATAACCTTCCTTCACTAACTTAGGTGCTGGTACATTACATATAACATTACCGAATATATCACTATCATTCATACCTGCCTTGAATGGTGTTCTACTGTGCTTAGGTGTGGCAGTGAAGAAATAAGCTCTTTCAGAATATATTGAATAATATTCTACTGCTTCAATAAAGTTTCTTTGAACACTATTATGTGCCTCATCAAAGTATATTGTATCTACAAATATATCAGACTCCATTAACTTATGAAGTGAATGATATGTTGTGAAGATCAACTTATTACCAACATGCTCACCTACCCACTCTCTAATCAAATCAATCTTAGTTGTGCTGAAGTGTGAAGTCTCTCCACTGTGTACGTGCATTACAGATACATTCTCAATCTCTTCCAAGAACTCAGACGATAGTTGCTCTGCTAATAGGATACGTGGAGCAACCACAACGACAGTCTTGGCAGTCAAACCACTGAAGTATGATACAGCATCCTTAATGGCAATAAGAGTCTTACCACCGCCTGTAGGTACGATGATCTGCCCCTTAGGATGTCTTGCTAGTGCTTCCAGTGCTTCTTCCTGATGGGGACGTAATTGCATCGATGCTCTTTGTTTGTATGAATATATTATAGCATAAAAAAGACCCCTGTATGGGGTCGTGTGCCAGTTCCGTCACTGGTTCCTTTAAAGAATTATAATCCCTGCCTTAAACCTCTACAAACATAGTTATAAGATTTCATATTTACATATCACTTGCTTTACTACCAAAGAAAGTTGTAATGGCATATCTTCCATAACCATCATAGTAATCAGAATCATCAATACTCACCTTTTTAACACCATGTTTTACCCAACCTGGAAATACTATAATTGAATTACTATCACATCCATACTCATAGTCATACTTAGGAAAATATACTTCTCCACCTGTATATTTCTTAGGTTCTTTATTAATATAATAAAATGCTAGGAATTGCATTGCTTTATCAGTATGTGCATCATAATATTCTCCATTATGATAATATCTTACCTTTACACTATCCCAATTTGATTGATTCACTAAACTTACAGAATCATGCACATCAGCAAGAGCATCTAATACACCAGACTCAAATAGTTTTCTATTCAGAGTCAGAATATTTGATATTGGACGAAAGTTTGGATTTCCATTAATAGTTTCATTAGTTACTTTTGAATAATTACGATATATCTGATCTAAGATAATAGCACTTGAATTAGTATAACCTACGATACCACCAAAGTTTTCTGCTTTCAACAATTTACCAGGATGGGTATAGAACTTAAGTTCTTCCCATATAAGTTCTAGTTCCTCCTCATTAAAAAAGTTCTTAATAATCATATGGGGGAATGGTGTATCATAATTATTACAAACTAATTCTTCCATCACTCATAGCCTCCATTATCTTGTACTATTGCCCAAGAATTAGCAATATATTTTGACCCTCCTATTGGTGGATTACCTCGATGAACATGAGTAAAACCAGCAGGCCAAATAACTACATCACCAGTAACAGATTCTTCTCTTATATTTTGATATAAAAATTCTGTTTCTCCTCCATCAAATTCATCATTTAGATATACTTGAATGACAAACATTCTCGATGAAGATATCATTGAACCATTCTCATAATGCCAAGCATGAAATCCTCCACCCTGAGGAATCTTTTTTAATTTTAAATCATAAATTGTAAATTTACTTTGTTCTAATAAACTAAACCTTTTAACATAGTCATCAACACAAGGTTTAAATTTTGGAAGTATAAGACGTGAGATTATTGCTGATGCAGGTAAATCTACTTCATAACTATTATTAATACTAATTGTCTTATGATCTTGTAGATGACGATTTTCTTCTTGATAATATAATAAATTATTATCTTCGTAATTCTCGATATGTTTAATTATCGTATCGCAATCTTCTCGTGAGAAAGCACCCTTATATCTTATAATAAAATTATCATTCATAATATAAATTCTCGTACCTTTCTCGTACTATAACATATTCTATCTAACTAAGCAACACCTGTATCAGTTGTAGAACCTTCAACGGTTCCAGAATTGTTCACTGTAACTGTATATCCACTGGTTCTACGAATAGCAGCACCACTAGCACCAGCAGCACCATTACCTCCATAAGTATTTTTTCCATTATAAACTGAACCACCTGCTCCTGGTGATTGTTCACTATCTCCACCGACTCCACCAGTTGCTCCTATCGCTTCGTTAGCATTATTTCCACCAGCACCACCAGCACCACCAGCAGGACCAGGATCGGTTAAGTTAGAACCAGCACCACCATCTGAACCACTGGCAACTTCATCACCACCACCACTCAATCTTTGTCCACCTTCACCTGCTGCACCTGGGGGAGTGCCACCTCCACCTCCACCACCGCCTCCACAGGCAGTTCTATCAGCACCAGAATCAACTTGTCTACCACCTTGTCCACCGCCACCGCCACCATATCCAGTTCTAATTTGACCACCTGATACGACATTTACAGTTGTTGGATTGTGTTGAATACCTAAAGCACTGTTTCCATTAGAACCAGCACCAACACTACCAGTGACAGGTCCATAATCAGAATATCCGTCTGCACCATCTCCACCATCTCCACCAGCACCTAAAATTGCCCCAGAACTACCAATATCTACTTGTAATGCAACACTAGAATCCCAAGATCCAGTCCTTAATGCACATATTTGTTGATTAGTGTTAGACGTAGATCCAAATGTTTTATTTACATGAATTATTACTCTACTACCTGCTTCTTTTTTACTTCTAAACCCACCAACTACAGTAACATTATTATTATTCCACTTATCATTTTTAGCAATAATACGATTTTCGGTGCTTCCACTATGACAATCAACAACTACATTAAGTTTAGCATTATAAAAATTACTAAATTTTATTGCACCAGAACTAGGAATATCTGTATTACTACTTGATCCTGCATCTTGGTCTAAAGGTAAACTGGATAATCCACCAATATCTTGTGAAACTCGATAACTACCTAATGATCTTTCACCATTTGAACCAAATTCAGATTCAATTTCACTAAATTTTATTGCTCCTGATCCTTGTAATGCCATATTTAATTACAATTTTCCCAACCACTACCAGTATAAACCTGAAGTTTATTCGTTGTTGTATTATAAATTAATGCACCTGTAACTATACTGGTTAAACTTGCTATTCCTACAGATGCATCAAGAAGTGGTGGTATCATAAATCTTTTAGTTTCATCAGATCCACCTTCACCAAAATCAACCGCACCTCTCGCAGTTTCTGTGCCTATAGCTATCTTACCTTGATAATTAACACTTACTCTTGCTTCAGTAGAAGGGTTTACCTTAAATAAGGTATTTGTATCTGCTATTGTTGCAATTCCAACAAATCTTGATACTTCAAGATCATATAAAGTAGAAACACCAACTGACTTAATATTACCAGTTACATTACCAGTTACATTTGAACTTACATTACTTACAGTAAGATTATTATTAATCGTTAAATTGTTTCCAACTGTCAGATTACCTAAAGTATAAACTGCACCTGTAAATGTAGCAATACCAGAAACATGCAATGCATATTCTGGAAGTGTAATACCTATACCCAACTTACCATTATTAGTAAGAGTCATTAATCTAGAATTATTTGATCCCTTATGCCAATGGAAATCTCCAGTATTAATACCAATATTATCAGCATCCAAATAGAAATTAACATTTCCAGTATCATAATTTATTAAATCTACGGATCTTCTCGTACTATATGGAAATGCTCCATTCTCATTACCATACTTAACAAGTCCATAGAAAGTAGATAGTCCAGAAGTTCCTCCACTGGTTACTGCAATCTTAACACTTCCATTATTAAAGGTACCAATACCACTTATATTAACACCACTTAAATTTGTTTGACCACTAACATCTAAACCCCTAAGAATATCCAAACTCCCATTAGCATCTATAGCACCTGTGAATGTAGAAACACCACTTACATAAACATTACTATTGAATGTAGTAATTCCTTGCACATCAAGTGCTCCATTAGCATCTATTGCTGAAGAGAATGTAGCAACACCAGCAACAATTACCTCATCTAAATCTGCTTGTCCGTCTACATCTAGTCCAGCATTAATATCTACAGCAGAAGAGAACGTAGCAGTTTCAGCAACATTAAGAACATCTAAATTAGTTGTTCCAGCAAAGGTTGAGACACCTGATACATTTAAATTATCTACTTCCGTATGACCTATAACATTTAATCCATCACCAAAATTTACTTGTTTAGAAACACCAAGACCACCATGCATAACCACAGAACCCTGAGTGCTGCCAGCAGAATCTAAAGTACTATAAAATGTTGTTACACCAGCAATCTTAGCATTTCCACCTATATCTAGATATCCATTAACATCTACGGTACCAGCAAATGTTGAGACACCAGTTACATTAAGACTACCGATACCAGCATTTCCATCAACAACTATAGTCCCAAAGGTAGCACCTGCGGATACATATATGTTTCCTATAGAATCAATACCAACTCCATTACCAGTTAAAGGAGATTCCCCAATTTGCAATTTGAATAAAGGATTTGTAGTTCCTATACCAACATCTGCAGATGTCGAAAGTCCTGAAGAATTTATAGTCCATGCTGCCTGAGATAATCCTGTTAATTGACTACCATCTCCACTAAATCTAGTGGCAGTCACAATTCCACCAGTAATAGTTACAGCAGTCCCAACTTTGAGAGATGATGTAGTTGTAATACCACCAACATAAACATCTTCAGTTACCCATAAATCAGTAGTTGTTACAACACCACTAACTTTAGCAGTTCCTCTAACATCTAACAACTCAGTAGGAATAGAAGTTCCTATTCCAACTAGACCATTTGTATCTACTATGAAGTTATCATTATCAACTTGTACGCCATTACGAAAATTAAATGACTTTCTATAATTTGCCATCTTATGACTTTTTAGTTATTTATCTGATAATTTTTGTTCAAGGTTATCAACCTTCGCAGACAATTCTTTAATTGCCTCAATCAATACAGGAACCAATCTTTCATACCTAACAGCATACGTTCCATCATCTCTGATAGTTGTAATACCAGGAAGATTAAGTGCATCTACCTCTTGTGCAATAACACCAGTATCACTTCCTTCTTTACCAGATGCTGAATTCCAATCAAATGTATTACCACTAATCGAAAGAATCTTAGCAAGAGGATCTTCAATAGGTTTAATATTATCTTTCAATCTCTTGTCAGAAGATGCAAAGGCAATCAAATCACCACCTACAAATCTACCTTCACCCTGAACTGTTATACCAGCCGCAGTGGTTTCAAATTTCTTCGAAGCACTTGCTGCTGATGCAGTATTAAAGTAAAGTGATACACCTCCTGTAGCATTAAAATCAGCAACTAAATCATTGGCATTACCTGATTCTTTAGTAATAAAGACATTACCTTCACTTTGTAAATACAGTCCTCCAGTTCCAGTTTCTCTTATAATAGAATTATCACCATCATGTTTGATAATAAGATCCTGAGAATCACCCAATCTTATGAGTTTATCATCACCCAAATCTAGATTAGTTCCATCATAGGTTAATGTAGATTCGCCATTTAATGTATTTGCTGTTCCAGAACCAGTGATGATTCTATTGTCTGCATTATTGTTTATTGTTGTCTGGGTGATATTTGTTAATGCTGAACCATCACCAGCGAAAGATGTTGCAGTCACAACACCAGTTATATTAGCACCACCTGAGACTGTAATATCTGTAAGAGATGCTAAAACTCCATAGATGTTACCCCATTTACTACCAGAAGCTCCAAGATCTAAAGTTCCATCAGTGGATGGAAGTATAGTAGTATCAACGTCAGCAACAAATGATACTGTATCAGTAGCAGCATCACCTAAATCAACATTTCCTTTTAGTAATGTAGTGCCATCTACAGTCAGATTAGCACCAATTCCTACACCACCTTTAACAACAAGTGCTCCAGTAGTTGCTGTAGTAGAATCTGTAGTATCATTGATCTTTACTGATTTCTTGAAAGTAGTTTTTTGTTTAGTAACAATTTCATTGTTAAATGTAACTGGACCATCAAACTGTGTAAGTAATTGTTTAGAATCACCACCTTCAACAGTAAGACGTTCTTTAATAGTAACTTCATCAAATACAACACTCAATCTTGCTGGATCTTGACCAGTAACTGTTGGTGTTGGTGCATCGAATGTTGTTTCTTCACCAGTAGAAGAAGTAACTCTCTTATTACCAATGAAGAAGTCACCTCTGTTATTCATACCAGTGTAGACAACAGCACCAGCACCTCTTTCTTGTGATTGTGATAAGAACTCTTCTCTTTCTGTCAGAGATTTAACCTGAACTTGTGGAAGACCAGTTGAATAGTTACCTGGACCATATCCAAGATATTCAAATGTATGTCCAGAAGCACGTAGAATAGAAGGTCTACGGAACTCAATAGAAAGTGGTTTTACTTTTTGAGCAAATGAACCAGCATCGTGAGTTTGAACTCCTGTTCCTAATACACCACGTAATACTGTAATCTGACTATTACCAACTCCAGTTAAAGTATCACTCGCAATTCTCATTATCTCATTATCAATTTGTAAGTAAGAACCTACAGGTAATCTCTTAGTTAATCCTATACTCTTAGTAGGAGAACTTATCTGAATCTTAGTATTATCAGTTGGATCTGGGAATCCTTCAAATGTAATTATTTCATTATCATATAATGAAACTCCACGTGCAGCAATATTCTCTTCAGTCTTATCAGATATTCCATCATTAGCAGATAAACCATGTTTAATAATATACTTTGGTGATATTGATGCATTAGTAACAACAGTAAATGTATTAACACCTACCCTTGATTTTACTAGATAATCTCCAATTTGATTATTATTACTATCAGTGAATCTAAGTCTATTTCCAGATACTAATCCATGAGCATAGGAACATACAACATTGGTAATACCTGTTGCTGAATCATAACTGTTAGATGTAACAATACCAACACCACCAGTAGGAAGAACATATTGTCCAGATACACTAATTGGATCTCCTGCTGTTTTTGCTATGGCAATTTGATTCTTAGCAGGAATAGAAAGTAACCTATAATATCCTGTAGTAGTTGTTCCAATACCAGTGACTTGAATAGATCCACCATTATCTAAAACTCCAGCACCAGTAGATATAATTGAACCAGTTAAACCAGTATTATCAATTGTTATTGTAGCATTGGCACTTCCACCAATAACTGCTGTATCTAAGTATAATGTAGCACCACTTTGATATCCAGAACCAGCAGATTGAATGTCTACACTAACAACTGCTCCACCAGATACACCAACAGTAGCAGTCGCACCATTCCAACTAGATAATCCAACTTCATTAAAGAGTTTTACATTATAGAATGTTCCATTTGTATGTCCAGATCCACCTGTAATAGAACCAGTATAAGTTGCAATACCAGATAATCCATGCTCTCTTGTAAATGTAAGAGTTGCTATACCTGCGACTGCACTTAAAGTGCTTTCATTTGCTACAGTAAATTTATTATTAAATGTTTTAATTAAGTTATTAGTTGATGATTTAGTAATACTCTTCTTGAGATTACTTGTCGCAACTTCCCCTAGAGGAGATCTTAATGCATAAGATTCTGCAGATTCTGGATTATCATCAATATTATCTCTGTCTAATTGAGGATATAAATCAACAACATTCTGACTATATTTTAGATTTGTAAATTCTGTGGCAACACCTACATCAGCTGATAGTGTGTAAAGATGATATATACCATCCTGTTGACCACTTACATAATTTTGAATTGTTTCATTTCTATAAACATAAAGATTAGATTGTAAATCATTTCTCTCAAATCTTGGTAAATCAGTTGTTCTTGAAGATGTATTATTTGTTAATGAAGACCCAAGTGTTTTAGTGGTCTCATAAGTAAATTGCATATCATTGGTAACTGTATCAACAGTATAAGTTCCATTATAACCACTGCTAGCTGTTCCAACTGGATTGGTTGAGTCAGTTACATTCTTAACAATAATTTGATCTCCAACATTCAAATTATGTGGTAGTTCTGATGTAACACTTATTGTTGAAGTAGGAGAACCTGATGTGAATGAACATGTACTAATGAATCTTGGATTCCTATTATATTCATAATCAGTTGCTGAGATAGTGCTGGTAGAAAAATCACCATCAGTCCTAACACCAGTAGTGCTTGATTCCTGAATAATAAATCCACTTTCAGGATTCTTAGAATTAGTTAATTGTTGAGGAATTACAACTCTAAGTTTAAAGATTTTGTCATCTAAACTTCTAGAATCTGCCTTTCTTTTTATAAAAGAAGGTTCGGTAAAAGCATCTAAACCAGAATCCGTTTTAACACCAATTTGTGTTAAAGCATTGTAAACATCATTACCAGTATTTGTAGTAATATACCACTGTTTAACTGTAGATGTATCATCAAATTGTACTGGATGTCCTATATCTCCAGCAATTTTATCACTTATTCTACTTATAATCTTAAGTTTAGTTCCACCATAGGCAGTAATATCACCACTACCAAGGTTAGTATAATTATCTGCGTCTGTTTTAGAAGAAGCTAATCTTATATGATTATCATCACCTTCATCAATAACATAATAAACAGTTTCTCCTTTAATATTTTCTGGATAATCTCCATCATCACTAATTACAATAATCTTCTCACCTGTTGATAAATTATGAGAATTAAGAGAAAATCTATTTGATGTTGGACCTGATAATACTGGATATTCTTTAAAACTACTACTAGAATTATCTGTCATTAAGATCTTTGCTTCACTTGTAGCATATCCAGTAACAGCACTAAAATCTACATATACTTTATCATGAACTTTAGCACCTACTCTATATCCTTGTGTAAGAATAGGTGGAACAATATCAACATCAGAATATCCATAGAGATATAATCTCTTATTATTAGAAACAGAAGTGGTTACACCAACATCTACAGATAACCAATCAATATTTTCCTCATCACTGGTAATTGCTTTTGGTGCAACTATGTTTGTAATAAATGCCTTATTATCTTTTGAAAATGATTCTTTCTTAAATCCATCAGATATTAAAGATAATTGTCCGAAGTTGGAGTTAGAGTTTGTTATAGATGCATCACCACCACTTTCTGCGGCAAAATGCTTATTATATCCAATCGCAAATACAGAAACTATCTGAAGAATAGCATCATCGGTAATTTTAATATGTGTAGTTTCCCATCCTTGTCTATAGACTGCTCCAGAATCTAAGTGATATACTGTTGCTGAATTTCTCGATGCTGAATTATTAGAAAGAGTTGATCCTGTAACCTTAGTTTCATCAAGTCCTACATAATTTCTATTAGAACTATTATACTTTACAAATGAACGATCATCTTTTTGTAGAGATATACCCGTAAACTGGGCAACAACCATTGATTTGAAACCAGATGCTTTACTACCATCAGCCCACATTCCATTCATACCATAAACTGAACGTAGAGAACAGTTAAAGATATATGGTGATGCACCTGATACCGTATCAGTCTCAATAGTTACTTGTGCTTTTCCTTCAAAAGTATTAACAGATGCTGGAGTAACTAAATTTTTAGAAAAAGATGGAAGTAAATATGTGAATACTTTTGGATTATCTATAGATACACTCTGAACTTTAGTAGAGAGATTATATTCCTGTGGAGAAACATTCTCAATCTTAATTGGTGTTCCTGCTGTTAAATTATGATTTTCTTTAGTTGTAACTGTAACTATAGTACTAGGAGTTCCACCACTACCAGATTCAATAGACTCTAATAAGATAGGATCAGAAGCAAATGCACCAACAATTTCCCATTCTGGTCGTTGTTTCTCAAACCCTTCTGGGTCGGCAGGATACTTATCATCAATATTTCTACCAGATGCAACATTATATGCATTAGATAATTTAGCATAATACATATCAAGATCGGTAAGATCATAATCATTTACATTATTAACACCATCAGCATATTCAAATACTGTTAATTTGTGGTGAGAAAATAATGGTATTACCCTATTACCTGCTGAAAAATCTGTAGGATCTGTATATACCAATCCACTATCATCCCCATCAAAAATAGAGAATTGCCAGAAATAACAAGCACCAGTAATTCTGAATATAGCAGAATTAGCTACGGAAGGATCAGTAGGATTAGGAACATACTTAGGTTTTATTTTAGTCTTTCTTAAATCTAGTCCAACAATAGATGTTCCTCTAGGTACAACAACACCACCATTAACACTATTGAATTTATAAAGGATATTATCTTCTTGTTCTAAATCAAAATTGGAATTTAACTGAAGTGTTAACGTATCACTAGCAGCAGATTCTCCACCACCAGGAGAAATTGCTTTTGCTATTCCACCATCATTCTTAACTGCAAATCCAGGTCTATTATCAACAATATGCTCGCCAGGCATCAAAAGAATTGTAGTTTTTTCTACAATATCATTACTATTTCCTTTAAGATAAGAAAATCTCGCAGACTCAATAAGTGCTCTCTGGAGAGTCTTAAAAGGTTGAGTAAGAGAGTTACCCTGATTACTAACACTATCTGTTGAGTCTAAATCGCTTGGACTTACATAAAGAATACGGCCTTCAGTATTCTTAATAAAATTATCTAATTTATTCAGAGGCATGAGATTATGACTTCTAAAATTATTACTATATCTTATTTAGTTAGTCAAGAAATAGGAAATTATATACCCAGAAGTTTTCTTTGACGTTCAAAATATCCATGCAGTATCCAAGAACTACTATTCATCTTATCTTCACCACCAATAGAAAATTTAAATTCTACTCTAGGATCATCTCCATACCTTTCAATTTCTGGAATATTACTCTTAATTCTATCACCACCATTACAAAATATTACCCTCTCTGATATCTCTAAACACTTTTTAATAGCACCGCAAGCAGAATTGTCAATATCATCCCATGATATAACAGCATCAACCATATTTAAATGTCGAATAATCTCAGCACGTTCTTTCCAAGACTGAAAGTATTGTCCTTTTTTACGTGTCAACCACTCTTCAGTGTTGATTCCTACGATAAGATAATTAGATAGATCTTTTGCTCTCTTAAAATTAGATATATGACCACTATGAAGTGGATCATATCCTCCAGTTACAAGACTAACTTTTTCAAAAAACATTATTTCTTAACACTAAGATTAGAATATTCTATTCTTTCTGGATCTAGTAATTTATTTACGACTTCCATCACATCCATGAATTGTTCTGTAGTTTCACATGTTATCATCCTCTCTTCTCCACCATCAGAAATAATTAAAAAAGATCTAGTACACACATCAATAATCGTGCGATTTACAATATCGTCCATAAATTATACCAGCTAGAAAGGCATTATACCTTATATAGAGGGTTTTGTCAAGTTATTGATATTCGCTCTGACTTTCAATATTATTGATAAGACTATTATTTGCCTCTTGTTGTTGTCGTGATTCTTCATCCTCATTTCTATATGACCATATCATAGTTTCTGATCCTGTTTTTTTATCCTTAACTTGAATGGTATCTTTAACCACTCCAACATAAGAACCAGCAGCCCAATCTGTTCCTAATGAATCTCTTAATGTATCAATTTCTGATGCTAATGCATTAACTGTAGCCAAATATCCAGCACATGCTCCACCAACACTTATATCAGTTGTAATTGTTTTATAAAGTCCAACAATTTCATCTCCAGTATTCACAATACAACCTGTAGAAAAACCTGTTCCCACATTAGTTTCTATTAACGTAGAAGAAGTTATTCCAGTAAAAGGAGCATCAGACATATAATTATTTAATCCATCATAAACAAAAATATCTCCCTTATCTTTGGTAAATTTTGGGTAATTTGTATTATATACTGTTTGTGTATTAGGAGCACTAAGCACTACACCACCTACAGTTATTCCATTTTTTCCCCATAGACCATTACCTGTAAGAACAGAGCATCCAGCACTTACTGCTGCATTAACTGTAGTAATAATTCCTGCCTTTTTATCATTAATTTCATCTATAATTTGAATTACTTTATTGTCTCCAATTTTAGCTAGATTTTCATAATTAGCAGCATCAATTTCAAAACCTTCTAATTCACTAGCACGTTGTTCAACATCTTTTCTTACAGGAGATTCTTCTTCTGTAATGGTTTCACCCCAAGTTCCATCATCATTCTGTATTACATTTCTTCTTTCATAATTTCTAACAGGGGTAATATCAGGAGAACCATCAGTTCCAATCTTTTTTAATTCCTCATTATCTTTTTTTATACTATCAAGTGCTAATCGTGCTTCGTCTTTCATTGTCTACCTCCGTTAATAACATATTCTCTATTATCTCCTGGATAATCGTCTGGTGTCAAGCCCTCATACTCTGATATGTTCTTAGTAGTATCTTTTCTTTCTCCATATACTTGATAAAAACAATCGATAGGTTTATCATCTGCTTCTTTTACATGTATTTCTTTATTATCAAATTTCTCTACATTAAGATGAAAATGTCTCGAACCAATAGGTTGTAATTGTACGGTAATACTATCTGCATCAACTAAATCTTTCCAATAATCTGGTAATTTAATTATATTAGAATCTTTAAGTCTTCCTCTTACATATACATCTGCTTTTGGTGATTCTGTACAAATATATCTTAAACGATGATTTGTTTTTGTTGGATGAGGAATATCAAATGATTTCTTACTATCCCACTTAATAGTATCAGCTAGCCAATTTCTACCGCCAATGAATATACCTGCAGGAAGAGCAGCAATGTTAACAGTTGCACCACCTATTACCACTTTTGGTGCTATCACCTTTGCTGTCGTTCCACTAATTACCTTAGAAGGTCCAAGTGCTCCCATTGTTGCACTAGCAACAGCAGTTCTAAATCCTATTCCAAGAACACTGGATCTACCAATTACAGTATGATCCCCCATATAAGTAGTAATAGATGGCCAATGTAGATTTATATTACCAGGAGAACCAAGATAAGAGAAAGGAGAGTCAGGATTCATTCCTGCCATCAAAACTCCTTGCCATAGTCCCGTTACTGATGTTTTACCAACATGTTGATTATAGGCAGCTGCTGTTCCTGGTTTCCAAAACGTTCTAGGCACTTCTATAGCACTTCCTAGATATGGATTAAAAACATCTGTAGTACTAAAATTTTGTTTAACTTGAGTCATTAGAGTTTAAGACCACCTCCACATTCACTACTTGCTAGTGTCATAAGAGTTTGCATAGACATATTCTGAAATATACCAAAAATACCACTAAAAGGTTGTGACTCATTAAATTTTTCACAAATTGCATTTATAAATCCATCAGAAGATAATGCTATATTCTCTTTACCTATCATACACAATTTAGTACCACCTATAGTTACCTTTTCACCAGCAGTTAAATTTATATGCCCATTAGAGTTTACATGAAAATTACCTGCTGATCCCGAACCACTAGTTTCAATCCAAATATTTTTTGCCTTTAATTTTATATTTCCATGTTCAGCAGTAATAACTATATCTCCTTGTCGGGCAGTTATTGCTTTAGCAACTGCTTCACTTGTTGCGTCTGTATTTTTACCTTCAACAAGACCTCTTCCACAAATTTCAGAATTTTGACCTGGTGTAATTGTAGTTGTATTACCATTCTTATTTGCCCAAGTTATATGACCACCTGTGCTTGTCTGTAAGTATCTTGTCCCATCATCAGTATCTTCTGGTGTAATAGGTCCATAGACAATCGCACCATGTGGATTTTCCGTTAATATATGGTCTGGTTGAAAAACTTTACTCATGATTAAGAAACACAATCAATAACACGAACTATATTTTGCTGTTGAGCAAGAATTCTGATATTATCTTTATTATCACTAATGTCAACATCAACAATATTATTAGGAACTTGTGCTGGAGATTCCAATTTATTGAATGATAATACTGGTCTCACCTGTATACCTGCTCCAGTTTCACTATTTATATCAATATCTGGCATCTCAGTTATACCACAAACACTATTTAACACCTGCATTTGTATAATTTGCCCTTCCTCATTCATTTGAACACTTACTTCTAAGTTAGGTATATCAGGTGTGATTACAATTTCATCAGTAGGAGCATATCCAATTCCTGTTGAAATAATTTCAAGAGCATCTAAACATACAATATAATCAGATGTTGTACCTACATCTACATCACTAACTGGTTGATTATTATACCCATTACCAGTATTGACTACAACAATTCTTTCGACTTCTCCATCATCATTGAGTTCAGAATATGCAGAAGCACCCTGTCCTATATCACAAGGATCAATAATAGCAACAAATGGTGGAGTAATATATTTTGCACCTTTTTCTGCTAAATCTGCACCAATAACATGACCTAATTGATCAACAACTGCAGTCGCATAGGCACCATCACCACCTCCACCAAAAATTTCAATGGTTGGCATTCCACACTTTAATGGATTTGTATCACAAGAAATCCATTCTTGTTCTTCCTGCATGTCCCCTACTTTTGTTCCAAATATTGAAAAATCTTCAATATAATTAGTAACAGATTTTCCTATACCAGCAGCTGTTGGTATTTTTGCCTCTTTAAAACCATCAAATACATCTTTAACAGAACTTATAGGACCTAATTTAGAAGGATCAAAATTAATTGAATTAACTTCTGGACAATCTGGGTTAAGACATAAATATGATTCAAATCCAAGAATAGTATCGATTGCTGAGAAAACTGATCCTGCTATTTTACCAACTCCTCCTATCATATCATTTATTCCATCCAAAATAGGAGCTATTGCATTATCAATTTTTGCTGCCAGATTATTAATTAATGAATTTGCGAATTGTTGTGCAGCACAAAGAGGAATGTTTACAACTTTACCCACTAATTCCTTCAAGAAATCACCAACAAAATTTCCAAGTCCAGTTAATATTTTAGTAAATGTACATAAAAGAGCATCAACAACTTTTTGTACAATAGTATCTTTCAAAGATTGTGTAAGTGATGTGAATATATTATCTGCTATTTTACCAATCGCCTTTCTTATCTTACTTATTACAAAATTACGTAATCTTTGCACTACTGATCTAAGTGCAGTAGCAATCACATCTGCAGTATCTCTGATTACATTTCTTATATTTGCCATTTGAGATGTTATACCATCTATATACTCTCCTCCATATTTTTTAATATCTCTCAAAGTATTGAACATACTTGTAAGTGCTAATTTAATTGCATTAACTTTTCCTCCACATGGATCAGATGTAGATGAAAATATATTAGCCTCCTTCTTTGCTGCTGCTAATGCTTCACTAAAACCAATAGATTCCCTTTTATGCATCTTTGGTTCAGAATTAGTGCTATTTACTCCTTGACTAGTTACTGAATCATTCTGACCAGCACCCTCCTCTGAATTTAATTTATATTCTTCACTTTTCTCCAATTGAAATTGGTTTAATTGTTGCAATAAATCTACTGTAACATTCACTCCCTCAACAGTATCTCCAGGAGCACTAAGTAATATTCTAGATATCTGACCGTCTGTTAAAGATTCAAATACTGATTCATTAGACTCATCTATAGTAATCTTACTATTAGTAACTTCATCTGATTTTTTATTGTCCTCCTGTATTTCTGAGAATTGATCTCCTACGTAATTACCATCATCATCATAAAAGCTTATTGAATTAATTTGTTCTGCATCCTGTTCAGGATCATATTCAGTTCCTTTAGGTTTAACAGTACGATTACCACTCCAAGAAGTACCATTCCATATCTGGTATCTAGCACCTCTAGAGGTGTTTTTTCTTTTCCATTGTCCTACTTGTGGTTCAGCCATTATAATGTACTATTGTATGAATATTTATACCTTTGTTTTAGATTCTAATTGTTCGCTTTTATTTTCAGTATCTACTTTAGAATCTAAATTTTTAAATTCATCTTTATTAGGTTCTGCTGGTGTCTCTGGTGCACTACCTTTTCCTATTTGATGTGTACCTGGCTTCATACCAGAATTAAATCTATTAATCCTTTTAAAACCACTAGATGCACTTACTTCGTGATTATGAAGATTATTACCTAGAACATGAGTAATAACAGGTTGTTGTTCACCTTCATCTAAAAAGAATCCAATTACCCATTCACCTCCCCATACACCAGCAGTCATAGTATTCTTACTACCACATGTAGTTGGTTTAGCAACAATTGCCCATGGTAAATTATTACCATCAACTTCACTGCTACTTTGTGGATGCATTCCAGGTATTCTTATTTTTACACGTTCTCCCCACGTATTAGGATATTCCCAATCATCTTTAACTACTTGATTCTGATCTGTAACAACTTGTGCCAAGAACCATTTATATTTACCAATTGTACCTAAATTATTTTTCATTGTTTTTTAGTATATACCCCATAAGAATCACGAACCAAAGTCATTGAAGTAATAGATCTAGTAGGATCAAAGTGATGGCATAAATCAACGATTAAATACCTTCCACTCTGTACTGGATCATTTGCTCCTTGATCTTTAGAATCTTCAGTAACAATAGGAAAATCACAAGCAATAACATCACCAGCTTTTAAGTTAGGATTGCAAGGAACTTGTAATTTTAATTTTTGACTGAATAATATATTATATCTTGCTGTAGATTGTGTTTGCCATTGTGTAGGATCATTATTATCTTCACCAGCAACAGTAGGATTGTATGCTCCTAGATCTAGGATATCATAAAGAGTTCTATTAAATTTATCTTCACCAGCACTTATTTCGGGTTCTTCTACTTCTTTACCTAAAATTTTTGATGGTGTTAATTGCCTATCTTTACCAAATCTTGAGAATGTTTCTTCAAGATCAAAATATTTAGGATTGAAAAATATAGAACGAGTATGATATGTACCAGATTTCATGGCATTAATTATATTTTGATTCTTTTCTATTGAAGAAGATAAAATTTTATAATCATTAGCATTATTATCAATATTCTTTCTGACAGCACTTGTCTTATAATAAAATGCTGTCGCATCTTGATCTATTAAATTCTCAATTCCTCTGTAATTTAAACCATCTTGTGTCTCATAAAAGAAGAATCCAACACCATTTAATACTGAAATAGATTTTGCTGCTAACCAACAAATTACATCAAAAACAGAATCGCTATTACCAATAAAAGAATAAGAATTAACAACATCATCAATTGTCATTTTATTATCATTTACCTTCAAATATTCTTTTATAATCTTCTTGACGTTATCTCCAATATTACCATCATATTTTTTATAAACTACTGAATCTTGATTTAACTTTGATAATGGAGAAACTAAATTAATTAAAATATTATTTGTCATATCATCATGTGCCATATTACTTGCACCATTTACCATTAATGGATTCCTAGAGAAATCAAGAACTCCTAAAGAATTTTTTATTTTAAATCCTATTTCCTCACCACCAGTAATTGGAAGGGCATTATAAATTGAACCTACCCTCTCTTGTCTATCAAATTTCTTATCATACTTTACAGCATTCCCACCATCTTTAACTGTTAAATTTGCAGTTACATTTGGAGATAAAACACTCTCATAATAATCGAATGAGGTAGTTTTACCCTGTAAATTTATTTCCTTATCACCCTTAGTAATACTAAGTATCTCATAATTTGATCCTGATAATGCTTTTACCATTTATCCCACCACCCCTGTCCATAATGGATTATTAAGATCTTGTGTCCTACTAGATGCCATTTCACCATTATTTCCTGATTCTGTTGGAACAGCAATATTGTTTATTATCTCCTGATTCATTAAAATTACATCAGGTTCAACACCAGAAATCTCTAATTGTTGTTGTAATTTATCAGTATCAATATTCATACCTTTAATTTGATTGATTATTTGGTTCCAAGTTTTTGGTTCTTCAGGATTCTTGAATAAATTATAAATTCTACCTTGTTTATCAGCATCAAAAATATCTAATGTTGTAGCATCAAATAATCCAGCAAAAAATCTTTCTACTCTACCCATTTGTTCTGGTGACCTACCCAACGCATTCTTCTCTCCTGTTTTACTAGCACCATACAAACTACCTCCTATACCATTTGATATAACTGTAGCTACAATTCTTGCCATTTTATTAATGCTATTAAAATTATCAACAATATTTTTAAGTGCTCCTCCTGTTAATTTTCCATCTTCATACTTTGCTATCATATCAAAATTAATATTATCTATAAAATTTGTGACTGATTTTATCATATCACCAAAAAACTTGAATATACCTTCCTTTTTAAATTCTTTAAAATTTCTAGCTATATTATCTATAGCATTTACTACTATACCAGTCAATAATAACCCACCAAATCCAAATATTTTATCAACAATACCCATAGGACTTTTCAGTATAGAAGATACTTTATTTCCTGTAGGAGTTTTAGTAGAAGTTACATTCTTTTCCATATCTCGTATTTCTTTTCTTTCAAGGATATTTCTTTGTATTCTTTCTTTATTGAGACGTTGTTTTTCTATCTCTTTAACAGAATTGATAAGATTACTTTTAATTCTCTCAGCATTCATTTTCAATGTTTTCATAGCATTAGAAACAGGTTCCATAATAGGATTTGAAACTGCTAATTCACCTGATGGTTTATTAATTAACTTACGAACTCCACTAATAGATTTTTTTGCAGTAGATTTTCCAGCCGCACTAAGACCTTTTGCAGTTGCTGAAACTGTTTTCATTAATATTTTACCTATTCCTGTTATAATTGGTAATGCCATATCTTACACGTATATTCCGTAAATATTTGGAGTCAATTGTCTATAAGGATCAGTAGGATTTGCTGATGGAATATTTGGAACTGCAGTTGCTACATTAGATTCTCCTTTCGGAACACTTCCTTTTACAATTGGTGGCATAGTTATTGTTGTAATTTTAGGTTGTCTTCTTGGATTTTGGGAAAGTTTTTCTAAAGGGATAACCATTTCTCTACCATGAAGTATAGCAGGATATCCACTCTTCGGACCATCTACAATTCCACCATTACGCATCTTTGGTATATCTTTATCAAGTTTACCTCCAGGTGGTATTCCTAACAGATACTCATTAGCAAAGTCACCAGCATTCCAATTACTCTGTTTATATCCAAAATCCTTATTTTTTCCCATTGGAACAATCTCTTTCTTAGGTCCGTCAGATTTATTTCGATTTAATAAAAGTGCTCCACCACCTAAAACAGCACCAAGTCCCAAAAGTGTAAGAAATATTGGATTTGTGAGTATAGCAAAAACACTAAAAAGTGTTCCTAATATACCTCCAAGTCCTATTAACAATCCTCCTCCTACAATAACTCCTGCTATTAATTTCCAATTATTTGTAATGAATTCACCAACTTTTACTAATTTCTTCATATTTGCAGGATTTTGTAACCACTTAGACGCAAAATTAAGTCCCATTCCAGTACCTATTAATCCAATAAATGATAATATTTTACCAAATAATCCTTGTACAGGAGATGCTGCTTTAGATGCAGTTTGTGTAAATATATTTCCTGCTCTCTTTCCTTTACCTTCTACTCTATCCTCTGCTCTACCAAATTTTCCTCTGGATTTTTGTTCCTTTATATTACTAATATCATCTTTAGCTGCTGCAATACGATTAGCAAAATCTAATGCAAGTGCATTACCAATATCTGTTAAAATGCTATTTGTTTCTTCTAATGCTTTCTCATGACTACCGACTTTTGATTCTAAATTAGAAACTTTAAGAGTTTCACTATCTAAAACACTTTCAATAGAACTAATAACACTTTTAATAGAACTAATACCCATCATATTATCAAAAACCAAATTCCTAATAGTCTGAATTTGGTTTTCTAAAGAACTTCCAGCTGCATGAGATGCACCCATAAATTTTGCAGCACTTATTGTGGGTTTAATAGTTGTATTTCCTGAACTTGTTACGTTAGCCACTTTGTTGTTGCTGTTGTTTTAGATTTTCTTCTTCAATATATTGTTGGAGTAGAGAAACATAAACTTCTCTTTCCCACGGAATCATGTTTTCTAGCTCTGTTAATGAGTATTTATGGTGTTGCATCAAGGCAAAGTTTACTTTATAGTATGACTCAAGGTCTGTATGAGCCATACCTAACTGAAAAAACTTGCTAGTCCCTCCAATACAACTTCAGATTCTACTTCTGTCTTTGGATTTTTTACCTTAAACTTATGAGAAAGTTTGGGCATTGTTGTAAAGAATTTTTCTACTTCCTTAAATTGTTTTGTATTCAACTGTTCAATAAATTCTGACATTTCTTTCTTAGTAGAATCAGAAGAACTCCAACTTTCTTCTTCATTGTATATTATATCAATACATGAAGTAATCATATCTAAAGATTGGGCAACTTCACTTTTACCACTATTACTAGAAGCATCAAAATTATTTTCAATAAATTCATTCAATGATGGATACTTCAATTTCATTGAAAGATGATCATCAAGTTTAATAATATTTGTATGATTTTTATCTTTCTTAACTTTAATAGAATCAATATCAATTTCCATCTGAACCTGTGTCTCTCCATCATCAGGACAAGTCACATTCACTTCTACAGTTTCACCAACTGATTTAGAACGAACATTCAAGAACAAATATTCAATATCAAATGTAGAGAGTTTTTCGACCTTCACACCTCTCGTAAGAATACAATTATTCAATATATCGACAATGGCAGTTGTAACCTGCTTCATGTCCTCAGACTCCATTGCCATAACTAATATCTTCTCTTCTCTTACTAGAAAAGGACGATATTTAATTTTCTTTCCATTAGAAGGTAATACCAACTCATGGGTGGGAGTATTAATTTTTGGTAAAGGCATAATCTTTATAACAATTCAGTATTTTTATTTAGCAGGTTAATAATAAACTTTTCTACCACGACTATTGATTCTATATTTTCCCTTACTATCTTCACCAAGTCGATGATCTTTAGTTGGATCGGAACCAATTTTATTATCCCCACCTCTATTTAATGTTGGTGCTGTTCTTTCACCAGGATCCCCAGTTGTTCTATTTAATATTGGTGGAGTTCGACCACCAGTTGCATTACCATTACCACCGTCAAAAACAGTTTCTACAAAACCACCCTCCGCTATAGTCTTTGCATCGCTTTCAGACATACCATAATCAGCCATAATTGCTTTTATTTCTTCATTCCGTTTTCGATCATATTCCACGTTTCTGCTCCCAGATGCATATGAAGATATTCTATCATATATTGACTCATATGTTGTAAACAGATTACGACCACGACGTTCTATATCTGTAAATGAACTTAAATTAGAAGCAGTATAACTTCCTTGAGGATTTACGACATAACGATCATAATTAAAAGTAACATTAACTTTTAATAATTCAGCATCCCCATATGATACTGGAATCGTAGTCATGGTCTTAGGGAAAGCATTAATAAACTGATAATCTATCTGAGAACTTATACTCTTTTCAAACTTTGAGATAAACATAGTTTGAACTTTGTATTCATCAGGATATCTATATCTCTTGTAATAATTATCAGTTAATTCACCAATCTCACTAAGAGAACCACTTGAAATAAAATCCATCCAACCCTCAAAAATTCTTAGATTGGTATAATCAGTATCAATGTAGAAAGAAAAATCAATATCAGTATATAAACGAGTATGTGCAAATTCTTGAGGAATACCCATGAAGTTATCCTTTACTTCACCAGTGGCATATGATGTAGTTGGTAATACAGCGTCAGAACAAAGAAGACCACTCTTTCTTGATAAAAAATTAATTGGATCTCTTATTCCAAGATATCCACCTAAATGTTCTGTTATCTGAGGATTTAATGCTGAAAAACTTACAAGATAATGATTGGATTGTGAGACCTTACCAACCAGATCTTTCACATCATTCATCATAATTTTACTAACAAGTCTATTTGCCACTCTAAATACCTTATAAGATTCTTTATATTATTAGTTATTTAGATG